TATAGATGGTATAACAAATGGAACAGTAATAGCAAGTAAAGCTATTATAACAGATTCAAACAAAGACATTACTGGTGGTAGAAATATTACTATTAGTGGTGAATTAGACGCTGCTACTTTAGATATAAGTGGTGATGTAGATATAGATGGAACATTAGAGACAGATAACTTAACAGTTGGTGGAGCACAAGGTAGTGATGGACAAGTATTAACTTCTACAGGAAGTGGGGTTGCATGGGAAGATGCATCAGGTGGTGTAGCAGGTATAAGTTCAAGTGCTGATGCTACAGCAATAACTATTGATAGTAGTGAACGAGTTGGAATTGGAACGACTAGTCCTACTGAAAAACTAACAGTCAATGGTGCTTTAGCTATAACAGGTGCTTTATCAGATGACAGAACATCTACTGGTGCTATAGATTTTTCAAGTGGTGTAACAAGATTTATTTCTTATGGTGCTAGTGGAACTGGTGGTATTTTTGCATTTAGAACAGCATCAGGTGGTGCAAGTTCAACAGAAAGAATGCGTATTAATAGTACTGGTGTTGTATCTATTGGAAATACAGAAAATACAGGTTATTCAGATGATTACTTAGTACAGGTAGGTACTGATGGTTCAGGCTCAAATTCTTTTGGTATGCTTATAAGAGCAAACCAAAGTGGTACAAGTAAGTTAGGATTTGCTGATGGTGCTGATGCTGATGCTACAGGTAAAGTTTGGTATGACCATTCAAGCAATTATATGAGATTTGATACTGCTGGTTCAGAAAAAATGCGTATTGATTCTTCAGGCAAAGTGTTGGTGGGAAATACATCATCAGGTGGTTCAGGTACATGTCAGGCTGATGTTGGCTTTGATGCTCAAGATGGTTCTAATACTACATCAATTGCAATAAGAAATTATTCTTCGTCAGCTAATTCTGGTAGTATAATAGTTGATCCCGATAATGTAGGTTCAAGTAGTGTAATGTATTTTGGTATTGATGGTATTGCACCAGCAAAAATGAAGTTAGATTCTGCTGGTAGATTAAATATTGACCAAGTAGATTCAAGGTTTGGAACTGGTGCATTAAATATTACAGGAGAAGTTGGTGCTAATTTTAACGCAATACAATTTAGACATAATGCAAGTACTATAGTAGGAACTGTTGTTACATCTGCATCTGCAACAGCATACAATACAAGTTCAGATTACAGATTAAAAGAAAATGTAGATTATACTTGGGATGCAACAACAAGACTTAAACAGCTAAAACCAGCAAGATTTAATTTTATAGTTGATGATACTAATACGTTAGTAGATGGTTTCTTAGCTCACGAAGTTTCAAGCATAGTTCCTGAAGCTATTACAGGTGAAAAAGATGCAATGATAGATGAGGAGTATGAAATTACTCCAGCAGTATTAAATGCTGATGGAACTATTATTACAGAAGCTGTTATGGGTACGCATTCAGTACCTAACTATCAAAGCATAGACCAATCTAAATTAGTACCATTACTGGTAAAAACAATACAAGAACTAGAAGCAAGAATAACAGCTTTAGAAAGCTAATAACAAAAAGGAGAATAATTATGGCAATTAATTATACTTGGAACGTGTCAACAGTTGATACTTACCCAACATTAGATGGTAATACAGACGTTGTTTATAACGTGCATTGGAGATTAACCGCAGAAGATGATGCTAATCAGGATGCTGATGGCAACAACTGGAGAGCTTCTAGCTATGGCACACAAGCTTTAGACACAGCAGACATTTCAAGCTTTACAAGCTTTGCAAGTTTAGATTCTGCTAAAGTACAAGGATGGGTTGAAGCTGCTCTTACTTCTGATACTGTTACATCTATGAAAACAGGATTAGATGCACAAATCGCATTACTGATTACACCAACATCCGTTACTAAAACTATCGGATAAACACTATGGAACTAACACCTTATTTATTTTGGAACATTTTTATAACTTTGGTACTTGCACCAATTTTATTTAGTATTAGACAAAATGCTTCAGAAAGTAAAAGAATTGACATACTCTTAAATAAAACTCGTGAAGAGATGGCAAAAGATTATGTTACTAAATCAGAACTTAAAGATGATATGGGAATCCTCATGGATAGAATAGATAAAATTGGTGAAAAACTTGACAAACTCTTTGAAGTTAAGTAAAATAAGTATATAGGATTTAATAATGGCTAATAAAAGAAAAAACAGAAAAAGAAGTTCAGCTAAAAGAAAAGACTATACCCAAGGGGGTAGAGTTGGTTATCAAGAAGGTGGTCAAAGACCTCAAAGAAAAGGTCGTGGAAGAGAAGAGTTTGATGATCGTGCTGAACCAAGAGTACCGGTAGATACTACAGAACCTACTCCTACACCTAAACCTACACCTAAACCTACACCTAAACCTACACCTAAACCTCCAGTACAACCTCCATTAGAACCTCCAGTACAAGCTGCAGGATCTGGTGGAAGGGAAGACGGTGAACCTAAAGACGCCCCAAATAATGAATATACAAAAGTAATAAATGGGTTTATTCATGCATGGAATGGTTATAGATATATAAACACAGGACAAAAAGCAGGTGGTACTGATGATGGTACAGGTACAGATGATGGTACAGGTACAGATGATGGTACAGGTACAGATGATGGTACAGGTACAGATGATGATACAGGTACTGATGATGATACAGGTACAGATGATGGTACAACTACTGAAACTGAAGAAGAAAAAGCAGCAAGATTAGCAGAAGAAGCTAGATTAGCAGAAGAAGCTAGAATAGCAGCTCTTGCAGCAGAAGCTAAACGTATTAGAGGTTTACAACAAGTTCAACAAGAATCTGAGTTTAATAAAGAACGTAGAGCTAGAATGATTGAGACTGGTTTAGATGCTCAAGCTATAGCTAGAGGAGAAACACCAGAAAATTTACCTCAAGTACCTACACCAGAATCTATTAGTCGAGAAGGTACAGAAATAACTCCTGAACAAGCTGCTGCCCTTCAAGTAAAAGATATTCAAGATGCAGAAGCTGCTAAAGTAGCTGCAACTTCACCAGAAGAAGTATCTACAATTGAAGATGTTTCAACAGCACCTCAACCTAAATCATTTGAAGCTGCTAATATAGATGCAGAAGATGTAGCAAAAGTTTCTGAAACTGCTGTAGTTGATGCTGCTAGTGGTACTGTTTCACCTGAAATAGATGCAACTTTAGCTAAAGCTGCTGGTGTAGATATAACTGCTCCTATTGAAGGAGTTGATGTTCAGGTTGTAGAAGGTGCATTACAACAAAGAGTTGTTGGAACTATTAGTCCTGAAGCAAAAGCTCAAGCTGCTAAAGTAGCTGGTACAACTCTTGCTAAAGTTACACGAGCTAAAAAACAATTACGTAATGCTGGATTAAGTGAAGAAGATATTGCTGAATTAGGAAGTGATCCTGAATCTCTTGAAGTTAGATTAACAGATTTTACTGAAGAAGAAAGAGGAATAGTTGAAGGCTTACCTGAAGAAGCTTTAGTATCTAATCAAATTGATAGTTTACTAGTTGGTATTGAAGAAGGTAATATACCTACATGGGCTAGACCTGCTGTTGCATCTGTCGAACAAATGTTAGCTAAACGTGGTATGTCAGTATCTACTGTAGGTAGAGATGCTTTAGTTAATACTATTATAACATCAGCTTTACCTATAGCTCAAGCAAATGCTCAAGCTATACAAACTAGTGTATCACAACAAAAAGCTATTGAAGCTACTGCTGCATTAAAAGATGCAGAGATGTCACAACAAACAGCTTTGTTTAATGCTCAGAATGTTTTTAGTATGGACATGGCTCAGTTTAGTGCTGATCAACAAATGGCTGTTAATAACAGTAAGTTTTTACAAACAGTTAGTTTAACTAATGCTAGTAATGATCAACAAGCTTCTATTCAAAATGCTGTGTTAATGTCACAAAGAAACTTAGCAGAAGCTGATCAAAATACTAAGTTTGCTATACAAAATGCTCAAGCTTTTTTATCTATGGATATGGCTAATTTAAGTAATGATCAACAAGCTAGTATGATAAAAGCACAAAACGAACAACAAAGAATGTTGAGTAATCAAGCTGCTGATAATGCTGCACAACAATTTAATGCTACAAGTCAAAATCAAACTAATCAATTTATGTCTAGTTTAAATGCATCAGTTGAACAGTTTAATGCTCAACAAAACAATGCAATGGCTCAGTTTAATAGTAGTCAATTAAATGCTGCTGAAGCACGAAGAGTTGCTAATGAGTTTGAAGCTAATAAATTAGATGCTCAATTAGCTACTCAAGTTGAACAGTTTAATTCTCAGTTAGAATATAACAGAGAACAATTTAATGTTCAGAATGCTACAGCTATAGCACAATCAAATGTTCAGTGGAGAAGACAAGCAAACACAGCAGAAACTGCAGCAATTAATGCAGTTAATCAACAGAATGCTCAGAATGCATATGGTCTTACTATGGCAGCACAAAACTTTTTATGGCAAGAACTTAGAGACGAAGCAGACTTTGCATTTAAAAGATGGGACAACGATCAGCAAAGAAAAACATCTTTACTTGTAGCTGCTCTAGGTAATGAAAATGGTGTAAATAAAAAAGATGGTTGGATGGGTAATCTACAAGGTATTACAAACTTAGTAGATGGTTGGTTAGATTCAGATTAAGAGGAAAATATGGGATTATTTAAAAGTATAAAGAAACGTTTTAAAAAGCTTGGAAGCTCTATAGCTAAGCGTATGCGTAAAATAGGTAGAGGAATAAAAAAAGGTTTTAAAAAAATTACAAAAGCTTTTGGTAAGTTAGGACCGTTAGGTCAATTAGCTTTGTTTTTTATATTGCCCGGTATGGGTAATGTACTTACGTCTTGGATGGGACAATTTGGTTCTAAAGTTATGAGTATGTTGCCTAAAGGATTTGCTAATACTTTAACAAGTATTGGTGGTGCTATAAAAAAAGGAGCTTCTTTTGTATATAACAATACTGTAGGTGCTGTTTATAATACAGTAAGTAAGGCATTGACTGCTGGTATTGATATGGTAACAAAACCTTTTATGGGTCCGGGTTCTGAAGGATTAGCTACTTCATTTAAAAACTTTGTAAGTGATACAGCTAATAAGTTTAGTCCTACCCCTGATACTTTAAGTCCTACTGAAGTAACTCAAGGGGCTAAAGACAGTGTTGCAGAAACATTTGAAAAAATTGATTCAGGAGCAGAACTACCAGCAGGTAAAACTGAACAATTACGTAACGAACAAATAAAACAAAGAAAAATTACTGCTGATGCTAAAGCACGTGCTAAAGAACTAGGTATTGATGTTCCAGAACCTAAAGAAATTAAAACTATAGATACACCAGAAATTAAAGAAGATGGTATATTTAGAAAAATTGTTGATGGTAGTGAGAATTTAAAAACAAAAGTAGCTGATGCTAATATTTTAGGAACTGGAGTAAGTGTAGGAGAAGCAGCTTCAGTTGCAAAAGATGCATCAGGTGTTTTTACAGCTTACAAATATTTTAATCCTGATAACGTAGATGGTGGTTTTTATAATCCAAATATTGACATGGCAAATCAATTAAATCGAGCAAACGACCCTTATACTATGGGTGGTGTAGATGCTACATTTATACCTATGACTGCATCATCAAACATGAACAATTCAGCAAATGTTTATGCTGGAATATTTGGTAACCCCGGAACTGATCCTATAAATACTGCAATAGGTGCACCGGGATATGGTTTAAGTTTTGCTGATTATGCTACTGGAGGAACATATGGCTAATGCAAATATAATACCCGAAACAACCCCTTACTTGTTTGAAGCTCCTGTACCGGGACAGTCTTTAACAAACTCTCCTAATACTCCGTATCCTTGGGAACAATCACCTGAAATTACAACTCAACGAGAAGCAATTGATAGGATGTTTTTAGAAATTATTAAACCTGAAAACATGGAAACTCTTGCAGGTATGATGACTGATGAAGTTCCAATAGCAAACATTGCAGAGTTATTAATTAAAACAGCTTTTCAAAAAGGTAAAATTAATCCTGATTTAGCTATTACATTAATGGAACCAACTATGTATATGCTTTTATCAGTTGCAGAAAAAATAGGTATTGACCCAATACTTTCAGAAGATGAAGACCTTGATGAGTCATTAGATGATGATGATGAAGATCAAGCAATAGCACAAAAGAATGTACAGGTTGCAAGAAATTTACAAACAGGTAATGAAGTAACACCTAATCCTCAAAAACTTCGAGAGCTACCTACTAAACCTAGGAACATACCTATGTCTAGTCCAGACTTAAAAGCTCAATTAGATAATTTAGATACAAGTAAAGTTAGAGAAAGTATTTTACAAAGAAAACAACCACAAGCTAACGAAAGTTTGTTAGGTAAAACAGGAGTTTAAAAATGTCCAATTATAGTGATATAGTTGATAGTTATAAAGACATGTCAGTCTCTGAGCTTGGAAGCTCTTTGCTTCAGCGTAAAGGCGAGATTGCATCAAAACAAAGAAAACGTGATCGTAAAGATATGCGTATTCAACAAGCTTTGGGTGTTCTCTTAGCTGGTCAAGGTTTAATGAAAAATGCATTTAAACGTAGACAAAAAGAATTAGCAAATCAACAAACATTAGATTTACTTACTGTTGACAATGATACTAAACAAATACAAAATTTATCTACAATTTATAATTATGCACCTGAAGGTTATACTTCTTTAGAAGAATTTACAAAAGAAATTAATCCTGAGACTGGTAAAGTTTATACAGCACAAGAAAATACTAATAGATTTTTTAGCAATTTAGATAACAAACAAGGTTTTATTAATAAAATTAGTCCCTTAATTGATCAACAACTAAAATTTTCAGCTAATCCTACTATGCAACAAGATGATTTAAGATCATACAATATTGTTCAAGAAGTTGCAGCCCAATCATTATTTGAACAAATGATTACAAACGATAATCATATTAAATATTTAAATGGACTAGAAAAGTTTTTTAATGATGATGGTTTAACAAGAGAAGAAATTTTAAAAGAATCTTTTAAACTTGATAAAGGTAGGTACAGCCAATATCTGAGACAAAAGTATGCTCAAAAAGAAGCAGAATTTTCAAGTCAAGGAATGTTTAGTGCTTTTGGTGGGTTTCTTAAAAGTTTAGGTAAAGACCAAGAAGATAAAGGAAACTTAAATCTTTTTAAAAAATTAAAACCTGAAGATTTACAAACTCCAGAACTTAGAGAAGTTTTAGATAGTTTAAATGTTAGAGGTATAGTACTTGAAGCTGTTGATAAAGGTTTACAATCTGCAAGACAATCTCCACAAAGATATTTAAATGTAGTTAATAATAAAAAATATGAACCATTAAGAAATAATATGACTGCTGTAGTTTTATTAGATTTAGCTCGAGACGTAGATAATGATATTGTGTTTCAAAGATATGGTCTTCAATCTTTTATAGATGATGGTGTGTTTGAAGATTTACAAAAAGATATTACTAACAATCTTTCTGTTAAATCAAACTTTGAAAAACGATCTGCTGCCTTATCGTTACGTTTAAAAGAAGATAAACAGTTTGCTTTAGAATTAATAAAAAATGCAGGTGCTGCTGGTGGTGGTTTTAGAAGTGAACAAACAGCTCTTTTTATAAAACAATTAGAAAATGATGAGTTTAGAAATAAGTTTGCAGTTTTAGCTGTATTACAAGCTGGGGCATTTGATCCGGGAATTTTTAGTGGTGATAAATTTTATGGTGCTCAAGACCCATTAGCTAGTTTAGGAATGGGAAGACCTGACCCAAAAATAATTAAAACTGATATGGGTTATAGTGATAAACAATCTTCTGATACAATTGACCCAGTTTTAAATCCTATGTTTAATTTAAAAACTGGAGAAGCTACTGAAGACTATGTTAAGTTAAGTCCAAGAGGACAAGATAATGCTTACTACTCAATGACATTACAAATATTAAATTCTAAAAATGGTACAGAAGCTGATAAACTACAAGCTTTAGAAGACCTTAATAACACAACACCTAATCCTCTTAATCTACCAATTATGGAGTACTTACAAGTTAAAGAAGAAGAATCTAGAAAATCTTTAGGTGGTGATCAAGCTGTTCAAATGGGTCAAATTGATAATCAAATACAACAAACTACTAGATTTATAAATCAAGGTGGTAATAAAATTATGGGTACAGTTATTGAAGCTTCACCAAGACAACTAGAAGAAGCAAAAACTAGACTTGTAGAGCTTGAAAATCAAAGAAGAACTATTTTAGCATCTCCTGAGTTACGTGATAAAGGTATAAATGAGTTACAAGCTAAAGTAACTGAATTTGAAACTAATAGAACTAGCCTAAAATTCAATTCAAGTCCAGCTAAATTTAGAAGATTAGAAGAACAGTATAATAAAAATAAAAAAGAATTAAGTTCTCTTCAAACTATAGAAACAGAAAATGTAACAGAAACAGAAGAAACTAATTTAGATATTCAAGAACCTAAAGCTGTTGGTAAAGATGTTACATTTAAAGCTATTGATGCAGTAGTAGATGTTCAAGGTGTCAGCGATAGTTATAAAAATACAAGTAAAACTTTTTTACAATATTTAGCTAAAGCTGAATCAGATTATGGATCAAATGCAAATACTTTTAATAATCCACAATCTAATGCTACAGGAATCTTTCAAATAATTCCATCTAAAGCTTTCTCTGAAGTTCAACGAGTTATTAATAAAACTAATTTTGAACCCAACGAAGAAACAGGTAAAGAAGTTCGAGAATATAATGAGTTATTAAAAGATCAATTAGGTATTGATTTAGGAACTGCTACTGAAGCTGACTTAGAAACACCTTTATACTCTGCAGCTTTTGCTCGTGCATATTTAATGAGATATCAACCATCTATACCTACAGACCCACTTAAAATGGCTGAGTATTATGCTGATGCATATGTTAAAGACCCTGATACAACACAAAGAAATAAATACATTAGAAGATTTTTAATTTCAAATGGATTTATAATGGAAGGTGGTAAACAAACTCTTAAAAGTATTTTAGGTAGAGACTAAATGGCAGTTGATCTTACAAGGTTTATAAACGAACCTGAAGAACCTACAAATGACAATCCGTTGTTTGCTGATCTTGTTTCTCAACCTGAAGAATTAAGTCCGGCAGAAACATATACTGTAGCTCCCGAGCCTAATTTAGCTTCTGTTATTGAATATGATACTCCTTCTAATCTAGGTTATAATTATAGTTTAACTGATTTAGAAAAAGACCCTGAGTTTGCAAAAAGAGCAGAAAGATTTTTACAGGGTATTGGTAGAAACGAAAATATTTTTGAATACTTACGTGATGAAAATTTTAGTTTAAGTTCTGCGTTTTTAAGGTCTACTGAAGTAGGTGATTGGACAGAAGAAGAAAAACAAGATTATATTTACCTTCGTGATAAATTTAATAATGCTAACTTAAAAGGTTTTAAAGAACGTTTTAATTTAGTTAAAGATATGTCTGTTGATATATTAGCTGACCCTTTAAATATTCTTGCAGGATTGTTTGCTATACCTACAGGTGGTGCTACTTTAGGTGTACGTGGAGCTTTAGGAGCTGCAACACAAGCAAGTGTTAAAAAACTTACAGCTTCACAACTGTCAAAACGAGCAGCTTTAAAACAAGCTAAAGCTGTAAGAGCTGCTAAAAGAACTGCACTTTTTGGTGCTGCTGAAGGAATGGCTTGGGCTGGTCCTCATGAATTTTTTTTACAAGACATTGATGTTGATCTTGGTATTAGAGATGAATATGATTTAAGTTCTATTGCTGGTATGACAGTTACTGGTGGTGCTCTTGGTGGTTTAATTGGTGGAGCTATTGGTGGTGGATTAGGTTTATATGGTAATAGATATTTAACTAAAGAGTTTAAGCACACGAATGAAAACTTAATTGATAACGTAGCTTCATCACAAACTAGAAAAGAAGTTGTTGAAGATTCTAGAATTGATTTAGGATTATCTGCTAGTGGTCCAAAGTTAAATAAAGTTATTGCTAATACTTTAGGTAAACCTACTACATGGTTTAATTCTTATGTAAATAAATCTCCTACACTTAAAGAATTTTTAAAAAAATTAAGATATGACTACGACACAACTTTAACAAGTCAAGGTGAAGAGGTAGTTAAAGAAAAATCTTTTGGTTTATTTATGGGAGAAACTATAGGTAAATATCAATATGCTTTATCTAAAAGTTTAAATGTTTTATATCGTACAGGCTGGAGAGCTAGGTTAGATAAAAAACAAAACGACACTCTTGCTAAATTATTAAGAGACGATACTTTAGATATTGATAATATAGATAGTTTAAAAGGGCAAATTGATCCTGCAGTTATACAAGCTTACAAAGGAGTTCGTGAAACTCTAGATACAGCTTTTAAAGATGCAGCTCAAGTAGGTTTATTTGGACCTTTAGTTAAATTTAGTAAAGGTTATTTTCCAAGACTTTTTAAATATGAAGTTTTAGAAAAAAAACAAGAAGAATTTAAAAAATTATTAATTGAATCAGGACATGCTGACCCACTTAATGATATACCAACTGTAAGATTTATTGATAATTTAACAGATGAAGTTCGTAAAGGTGTATTAAGAGATGCTAAAGGTATTGATGATGATGTTTTTGGTACAAATTTTTTAAAAGAAGCTGGAGTAAAAGGAACTAAAGTAGGTAAAACTAAACAAATAATTTATGAACTTGAAAATGCTACACCTGAACAACTAGTAAAAGCTAAAGAATTAAAAGCTGATATGATTGTTCAAGATATGTTAGAGTATAGATGGACACCATTTGAGTTACGTCAAAAAGGACAAAAAAGTAATGCTACAGGTTTTTTACAAGAAAGAAGATTTAGAAATATCAAAGATGAAGATATGGCTGAGTTTTTAGAAGACGATGTACAACAAATATTAGAAACTTATTTTACTAATACTGGTCAAGCTATTGCAAGAGCTAAATATTTTGGTAAAACTTTAAAAGAATTTGAAGATAATACAATTAAACCTATGCGTACAGAATTAGAAGCAGCAGGTATGAAAGATTCAGAAATTAAAAAGATTTTAAAACAAGCAAGAACAACACATGCTAGAGTAACAGGTATTGAAACAGATGCCGGTTCTTTATTAAAACAAGAAGGTTGGGCTAGAAGTATGGCTGACTGGGGTAAACTATCTCAACAGATGGCTCATTTACCTTTTGCTACTTTATCTAGTATTACTGAACCTCTTTTACTTTTAAGTCGTGCAGGTTTAAAAGATTCACCTTTAGTTATAAAAGACATTGCAAGTTCAATTGTTAAAGAAGGTAATAGTGTTCTTGATAGGAGTATTAAAGGTATTCAACGAGGAGTATTTGGTAAAAAAACAAAAGGTGTTAAAGATATTGGTATTCAGAAAGAAGGAGAATCTATCTTTAAAACTGTTGATGATGATGTTTGGGGAGAACTATACAAAACTGGGTTGGCTTTAGAACAAGCAGTTCAAGAAAGAATTGAAGGTTTAGCCGGTGAAGGTGTGTATGGTAAATGGGCTAAAAGAGGACAGGCTGCTTTTTTTAAAGTTAATTTATTAACTCAGTGGACTAAAGCTGTACAATTAGCAGCTTTTACAACTGGTAAAAGATTAATTAAAACAAATGCTAAACGTTTATCTGAAGGTGGTTTAAGTAAAAGTAATAAAGAATACTTAACTAGACAACTTGGTGATCTAGGAATTAATGCAGATGAAGCTGTTGCTTGGTATCGAGGATCGTTAAAGAATGGTAAGTTTGATGATGCATTAGCTAAAGCTCAAGATTTTTATGAAGGAGATTACACATCAGCAGCTAATAGATTTACAAAAGAAATTATTTTAAACCCAAGTACTGCAGAAGCTAATAGACCTTTATGGTTCTCTACTCCTGCTGCTCAGTTGTTAGTACAGTTTGCTGGATATCCAACAGTATTTAACAATACAATTTTAAAAAGATTTTCAAATGAAGCTGTAAACAGTCCAATGCAAACTATACCTAAAGTACTTCCTACAGCTTTACTTATGAGTGCTGTAGCACATGTTGGTAATACAATTAGAAGTAATGGTGAAAACTTAAAAGACTATGAGACAGGTTTAGCTAAAGACAACGGTGAATTAATAGGTGAAGCAGTTAGAAGATGGGGTGGTTTTGGTCCATTTGATTATCAATCTAGATGGTCAAATGAATATGATAGAAATGTAGGGGCTTATACAGCAACTTTAAAAGCTTTTGCTGGTCCTTTACCTCAAGATGCTATTGATGGTATTTTATATAGAAAAAACATACCTGAAATTTTAGTTACAAATGTTCCCGGATACTCAGCTTTAGATTTAGTATTAGGAGAAGGAACTAAAAAAGAATTACGAAGAATAGCTAGAGGTTCTTCACCAGCAACAACATCAACAACAGGGCTAGGTAGTTATGCAAAAGGTGGTATAGTTTTAAATGTACCTAATGTTATTGACGAACCTGATGAAAGAAAAGATAGAATGACTGGTGTTCCATATGATGAACAAGCAGGTGTTATACTAGAAGACGAGGAAGAAAGATGAATATAGAATTATGTAAAGCAGAGATTAAACGACACGAGGGCGAAGTCCTAGAAATTTATATGGATAGTTTAGGCTATAAAACTCTAGGAGTTGGTCACCTATGTCAACCAAATGACCCTGAATATAATTGGGAAGTTGGAACTCAAGTATCACAAGAAGTCGTAGATATGTATTATGAAGATGACTTTGATAAACATTACAAAGAAGCTATACATGTTTTTGGTAGCGAGGAAGATTTTGAAAAATTACCAGAAGTTATACAAAGAGTATTAGTAAATATGTGTTTTAACTTAGGTGGTTCAAGACTTTCAAAGTTTAGAAATATGCTACAGGCTTGTAGAGAACATGACTGGAATAGAATGGCTGCAGAAATGCAAGATAGTCGATGGTTTACTCAAGTAGGTAGAAGAAGTATTGAACTGCAACAAATTGTACTTGATCAATAATGTTGCTTTACACTGAAAAACAATTAGACAAAGCTTATAAAATAGATTGTAAAGCTCGTACAAAATGTAACGAAGCTTGGGTTCAACGTGAAGACTTTAGACCTTTATACGAAGACTTGTTAGAATCTTATATGATTGCTTACAGTGAAGATGATATTTTAGGTATAGATATACCAGAGTATTTAATAGAATCTGTAAACGAATTACTTGAATCAACTTTAACATTAGGAGATTAAATGAAAGGAATATTAAAAAATATAGTAGGTGCAGTAGCACCAACACTAGGAACTGCTTTAGGTGGTCCTATGGGTGGTATGGCTGCTAATATGATAGCTGAAGTATTAGGTTGTCCTAACAATCCTAAGTCTATAGAAAAAGCTATTGCAGAAGCTACACCTGAACAAATGCTTGAACTTAAAAAAGCTGAAAATGCTTTTGAAGTTCAAATGAAAGAACTAGATGTAGATGTTTTTAAACTTGAAGTAGCTGATGGACAAGATGCTAGATCAAAATTTAGTAAAGATTGGACAGCTAGAATTATGGGTATTGCTGTTGTTGGTGGATTTATGGGTTACATATTTCTAGTAACACTACAACCACCCGAACAAAATAGCGAAGCTTTAATAAATTTAGTATTAGGTTACCTTGGTGGTTTAGCTAGTGCTGTTATTAGTTTTTACTTTGGGGCTTCAAACACAAAAGATAAATAAAAAGAGATAAAGTGTCAAGAGGGGATATAAATAGAGGATTTTTTGGACCATTACTTATATTAGGTTTAATGGTAATGTCGTTTGCTGCGAGTGCAGATGATTGTACTGCAGGTACACAGTATTGTGAAGACAATGAATTAACTACTACTAATAATACAACTACTACAAATACTAATACCAATAATAATACTAATAATAATACTAATACTAATACGAATACTAATAATAATACTAATACTAATACGAATACTAACACTAATAATAATACTAATGTTAATACATCAACTAACACAAATAACAATACTAATAATTCCACATCTACCAGTAATAATACCAATACTAATAACAATAATAACACATCTACGTCTACATCTAACTCTACTGTAAACTCTACAGTAAATCAGAACGTAAATAACAACAGTAATTCTACTAGTAATAATACAAATACTAATAACAATACTAATGTTAATCAATCTACTTCAGATTCTAATGTTACTACTGATAATACTAATACCAATAATAACAATACAAAATCTGATAATACAAATAGAAATATTAACGAGTCTAACTCTACACAAACAATCAATCAGAACGTAAAAAGCAAAGCACCTCCTGCTTCTGCTATAGCACCTAGTATTATGTCTTACTCTCAAGACCTTTGTACTGTAGGTCGTTCTGGTGCTTATCAAGGGCAAGTATTTGGGTTCTCTACAGGACGTACAGTTACTGATACTAACTGTGAACGCTTAAAACTTTCCAAGTATCTCTATGATACTGGTATGAAAGTAGCTTCAGTCTCAATACTATGTCAAGACCCTAGAGTATTTAAGGCTATGGAAATGGCTGGTACTCCTTGCCCTTACCAAGGTCAGATAGGTAAAGAAGCTGAGAAAGCTTGGTCAAAAAACAAATCTAAAAGACCTGATGCTAAAGAACAATTAAAACTTTTTATAAAAGAATGTACTTACGACAAGAATCCTAACAGAGATAATATAAATAAAGATGTAGTTGGGTTAGTAAAAAAAACCTACACAACTAAAACTAAAACTAAAAGGCAATGCAGAAAAGAATTTTATGCTACGCAGTAGCGTGTCTCTTAAGTCTTAATGTCTTTAGTCAGTATATCTACGAAGGCAATCAGTCTTTAGTAGACCTCACTAATCAATCAGGTACAACCAACCTAAACTCAGGAGATGACCAAGTCTCTAATGCTTTTAATCTAGGATTTAACTTTGATTTTTATAATCAAACGTTTAGCTCTGCTAGAATGGCTACCAATGGTTGCCTTCACTTTAAAACTTCCGGTGCTTACTGCTCCGATTATACACCAGACCCTTTAGCTAATCAGTATACTTATACTATGTTACCTTTTTGGACTGATCTCATACGAGACAATGGTTCAAAAATGTTAGCAAAAAGTTTTAATGATATGACAGTTTTTGGTTGGTATGATATGCGTGAGTATAATCGTGCATCTGATAACAGTTTTGAAGTTATACTTTGGACTAACAATACTTTTGAGTATAGATATGGTGCATTAGATATAATTAATCACGATGTTTTAATTGGTGAAGTAGGTAGTGGTAGCTCTGAAATATATCAATATTTATTTCACGATGAATGTAATACAGGCTCTACTAACTCTAGTAGTTGTGTGAATACTAACTGGAACGACACATCATTTAATGATATGTTAGAAAACGGTGGTTCGTTATATGG